CTCAACTCTTTTTCTTCTTTTGCACTCAATTCTCCAGAGCGGCGGGGCAACTCTAGATAGTCCCTTTTAAATGGCAGTAAAACATCATACATCGGCATCGAACCAAACTAATCACCTACAATTGAGTTCCTTATAATCTCAGGGTCAGTGCCCTTGCTAGTGTAACAACCCGTCTTGACTTGCCTATCGGGTAGTCTGGTGTACAGTTCATTGTGTACGTAAAGCTTAGAAAGAAATATGCAAGAGTTTTTTGTAACATTGAAACTCTTGACTATAATCCCTGTTTTAGATTTCAACGGTTCATCAGTTCTTTGAGTTATCTTCTCAAAATTCTTAATCTAAGACTCCGCGTACATGCCTTCAGTCACCATTAACATGTCGTCGCCTGAGGCGAAGCAATCCATTTTAACACCATCAGAAATAAAATTAGCCATAGCCAGAAAAGTAATAGTGTTTCCGTATGTGGTTGGTATGGCCCATCCTGACTGGGTTGTACCCTGAAATTCACCCTTTATTTTAAAAAAGGTACCTTCGCCTTCGAAACTAACGCACGTTTGTCTTAATTGTTTTTTGATCGCTGTTCGTGCGTTAAGTGGCAAGCCCATGTAATCCTATATCGGGTTAACTAAGCATCTGAAACTCGCTATATCAAGCTTGCGTAAAAACTCGTTCCTTGTCGCATCACATTTAGATGCATCTGTACTGACGATGTGATTGTCCTCATATCGGTCAATCGTCCGGTCTAATAAATTCTTTATCTGATCGCCTGTAAGAGCCTGGATGAAGTGCATTTTATTATCACGATCATCATTTGAATAGGCTAAGCACAACTTAATAACCTTCATCAAATTATGGGTGAACCAGCCAATAATGGCCTTATACAATTCACACCGTATCCCCATAACGCCACTCTTGAGTCCTTGAGTCTGTCTCGATTCCGGATTACAGATCAACCTGGACCTCACTTCCGATGCATCACAAAATTGCATTTCGCCTGACTTTTGAAATAATTTTGAAATGGTATTAAAATCAGCATAACCATTTGCCTGCCAGTCGGAAAAAGCTTTGTTATAGGACTTCTCCTTCTCGTGGTTGCCTAATCCCGACAAGTACTCGTTGAAGCTACTCTATTTCCATTTCTGCACTTCATCTCCAACGTGGACTATAGTGTCGGTCTAGCAACCAACCTTGCTAAAACCTTCGTAAATTCTTGTTGCAAATTTCTTTGATATCTTCGCAATTAGTTCCCGGTCGCCTCTTGAAAAGGTATTACAGTGTCGGGAGCAGACTGCTTCATACTAAGACTCGTCCGAGATTTCTGCATAGCGTGGGCCGACCGGAAACGAAACCAGTTTGTGGCGCGGTGTGGCCACATATGTAAGATGGTCACGTATAGTCTCAAAATTTGACTCCACCCAGTATGATTTCTGTTTTCCCGTATGGTGTTGCCACGTCTTGAATATCCGTAACTTCTTGACATTTTGAATGCCAATATGGTTGATTTTCGAACGGTCAAAAGCGTGAACGCCCTATTCGGGTCGTACGTGGG